CGCGGCCATGGGTAAGAGGACAAAGATGCAGCAGGGGCAGCGGGACAAGAAATACCGACAGCTCTGCGATGACCTTGCACGCATCGCCTCTACTCTCTCCGGAGAAGATCAGAAAACGGTCGAGGAGGCGGCGGATATTATATACGACTACACCGGCGCGGTGGAAATGACCGCCAGGCTGGTGGATCAATACGAAACGGCAGCGGAGCCAACAAGACGAGGCGGTGGGATCTTCTACTGCCCGGCCTGCTGCCGGAGGATAAGCGCAAACAACGAGCATTGCCACTGGTGCGGCAAGCTGCTCGAATGGTAGAAAAAAGCACCAAAATCAACAAGAAACGGGGGACATATTATGTCAAAAGAACCAAAGGAAACCAAAGCAGAACCAAAGCAAAAAGGGACTGCTGCCGGTGTGCCGGTTTATTGTGCGCATGACAAGATCGTGGACACGGTAAAGATGGTACCGAACCCAGCAAACCCAAACAAGCACCCGGACGACCAGATCAAGATGCTGGCCAAGATCATCAAGTCATCGGGCTGGCGTCAGCCGATCACGGTCTCCAACCGTTCCGGCTACATCGTAAAAGGGCACGGCCGTCTCATGGCCGCACAGCTGGCAGGTCTCGACCAGGTGCCGGTTGACTATCAGGACTACGCATCAGAGGCGGAGGAATATGCCGACCTCATAGCTGACAACCGCATCGCCGAGCTGGCAGAGGTTGACAACAAGATGCTGGCCGACATCTTCGCGGAGATCGACACCGGAGAGATCGACCTGGACCAGACCGGCTACAAAGAGACAGAGATCGAGCAGATTATCAACCAGCTGGCGGAATCCGTACACGAGGAGCTCGACAACGACAAGGGCGACGACTTCGATCCTGAGCCTGCTGCCGCTCCGGTCTCTATGGTGGGCGACGTGTGGATCCTCGGCCGTCATCGTGTTATGTGTGGCGACTCCACAAACGAGAAACAGGTTGCTGAGCTCCTGGATGGTGCACAGCCTGAGATCCTGCTCACCGATCCACCGTACTGCTCCGGCGGCTTCCAGGAGGGGGGGCGGTCATCGGGCTCGATCGGGACGAAACGATACGACAAGGACGGCAAGGAAATCGAGGTAAAGATAGCAAACGACACGCTGAGCACGAGGGGCTACCAGAACATGATCAAGAATATGCTGGAGAAATGCCCGGCGACGGTGGCTTATATCTTTACAGACTGGAGAATGTGGGTATATCTCTACGACTTAGTGGAGAGCTCAGGACTGGGGGTGAAGTCAATGATCGTATGGGATAAGCAGACACCCGGCATGGGCTTCGGATGGAGAGCCCAGCACGAGCTTTGTATGTTTGGCATCAGACGCAAGCCCAACTGGGATACTCACAAAGGATACGGCAACGTCATCCAGTGCACCCGCTCCGGCAATGAGCTCCACCCAACCCAGAAACCGCTGGAGCTCCTGGAGAAGATCCTCGACAATACTGCCTGGGCGCTGGGCGTCTATGATCCGTTCGGAGGCAGCGGGACCAGCCTTGCAGCAGCTGAGAAGCAAGGGCAGCAGGCGTACATCATGGAACTCACACCGGGCTACACGGACACCATCGTCCGCCGCTATGTGCAGCTCACCGGTGACACAGACCTGCATCTGATCCGCAAAGGAAAGGAGCAAGCCCGTGAGGTATGGGCTCCTATTTTGACAGCAGGGGCAGCAGGCGTGGAAACAAACAACGGGGAGGTGTAACTGATGACCAAGAAAACGGACGCGATCAAGGAACGCCTCCAGGCATACGCAGAGATGCGCAGAGACCACGAGATACAACTCGAGCGCCTGGAGAGACTCAGGGCTTCCATGGAATACAAGAGCCCGAGCTTCGAGCCGGTACCTGGAGGCGGAGGCGGTGACAAAGACAAGATGACCAACTACGTGGCGGAGGTCATGGAACTGGAAAAAGAGATCGGCGACGACCTGCGCATCATGGAGAACGAGCGCAGAGCTCTCGACCATCTCATCCGGAAGATCCCGAAAGCCGACGAGCGTGCGGTTGTGCGCATGAAATACTTCGACGGCATGGGCTGGACGGACATCACTCGCGCCATCTTCCACCGCGAGCCCGACTACAAGACAGCAGCCAGGGCATACCAGCAGCGCACGTACAAGCTCCACGGCTCTGCTCTCGTCTCACTTGCAAAGATTTATATATCCGAGACAGAAAAAAACGAAAAAACCAAACCCAAGAAAAGCCAATAAACCCAACGGTTTTAGTCGGTTAATGTGGGAGTTTTTGGAAGTAATCGGAAGTAATCGGTAGAAATCGGAAGCGCACGGAAGTAGAACGCGTGTTATTATCAGACTGAATAAGAACCGGGAAAACAAACCGGACAAAGCAGCAGGCAACCCCGTCCTGCTGTTTTTGTTTGCGAAAGGAGGCACGCCATGGCTGAGGGTATGCAGATCTCAATCAAGAACTACGCCAAGCTATGCAGCGACCTCCGGGCGATGAACAAGGACGCGGAGAAAGCGATCAGCAGAACCGTGGCCGACTTCAAAAGCCGTGCACCCGGATGGATCAGCCAGGCAGTCTCTGATGAATACACAATCAAGAAGTCAGAGGTCAAGGGCGCCATGGTCGGAGCCAAGAAGATCGGCTCCATCAAAGTCAGCGGTACCATGGTTGACAACATCGGCCTGGAATACAAAGGACGGCTACTCACTCCGCTCCACTTCAAAATGAAACCAAAGAAGCCAAAGGCTGCCAGGGAAAAGGACAAGCGCCTGATCCCGGGCGAGAACGTCGAGGGCTTCACCGGCGAAGTGGCTCCGGTCTATCCGATAAAGGCATACCAGATAAACGTGGAGATCCACAAAGGCAAGGCCAAGAACCTGCCGAGCGGAGCGTTCCTGGGAACCAATAAAGGCGAGGGCTTCATCCCATTCCAAAGGACTGGAGACAGCCGCACGCCGATCACCTCCATCAAGTCCACCTCCATCCCTCAAATGATCACCAACGAAAAGGTGGCCGAGGACATCCAGAAGCGGATCGAGGAGGGAATGATTGCACGACTAAACCACCACGTCGAGCAGGCCATGAGCAAGTAGGCAGGCCGCTCCGCCACACCAAGCGGATGCAGCCGACGCCCGGGCGCGACGCCAACCCAAAGGCGACCGCCCCGCCCCGCCAGTCTCCGAACCCATCCGGAGTCCGGCAAGGTACTGTGACTGCTCTCAACCGCCTGCGGTGCTGGCGAGCCCAGAATCTGAAAATTTTTTGAGAAAAATTTTTCGGGCGTTTCGTTTCGTCTGCCCGGCGGCGACCGCCCGGAGAAAGTGAAAGGAGGCGCCAGGATGGCGGCAAAGGAAAACCTACAAAGCACCGCTGTCGTGGCATCGCTTTTTAATCTCAGCGAGAGGCGCGTGCAGCAGCTGGCAAAGGAGGGCGTCATCGAGGGCCGCAAGGTTGACGGCGTTTATCAATTCGACCTGCTCCCGACGGTGCGCAAGTACATCACGTACCTGAGCGACAAAGCAAACGGACGCGATCAGAAAAACAGAAAAACCGAGGAGGAAAAGCTCGCCGCTGAGGCAGATCTAAAAAGAGCCAAGGCGGACATGGCGGAGCTCCAGCTCAAAGAACTGCGCGGACAGATGCACCGCAGCGAGGACGTTGAGGCGATCACGACCGATCTGGTCTACACGATCCGCAGCATGATCATCGCACTGCCGGGACGGCTCGCCGTCGATGTGGCAGCGGTTGACACTGCTCCAGAAGCGTCGGAAATCATCCGGCGCGAGTGCTATCAGGTGCTGGAGGAGCTTTCCAACTACAAATACGATCCCGAGGAATACGCCAAACGCGTGAGGGAGCGCGAGGGCTGGAAAGAGGCAACGGATGACGGTGACGAAGAATGAGGAAGTAAGAAACCTCAACGCCGCGATCGCCGGAGCCCTCTCACACTTCAAGCCTCCGGAAAATTTAACGGTGGCCGAGTGGGCTGACAAGTACCGCCGCTTGTCTCCGGAAACATCAGCAGAGGCAGGACCGTGGCGAACATCCCGCACGCCCTACCTCGAAGAACCAATGGGAGCCTTTACGGATCCCAAAATCCACAAGATCGTCATGGTGGCGGCTTCACAGGTCGGCAAGTCCGAGATGGAGCTGAACATCATCGGCTATATAATGCACCAGGATCCCGGCTCGATCCTTTTCGTGCAACCCTCCCTGGAAGATGCGCGAAAGTTTTCAAGGCTGAGGATCGCGCCCATGATCCGAGACAGCAAAGTCCTCAAAAGCAGGGTGACAGACATCAAAGGCAAGGATGCGACGAGCACCGTGCTGCAGAAGTCTTTCCCTGGCGGGATGCTGACCATCACCGGATCAAACAGCGCCAGCGCCCTGGCTTCAACGCCGTGCCGGTATATCATCGGCGACGAGCGTGACCGATGGGCGGTGTCAGCTGGTAACGAGGGTGATCCCTGGGCTCTCGCGGAAGCAAGACAGGCGACCTTTTACAATGCAAAGGCGGTGGAAGTCTCCACCCCTACCATTAAGAACTTCTCGAACATCGAGACGGCCTACTACGAGGGAACCCAGGAGCGCTGGTGTCATCAGTGCCCGGAGTGCGGTGAGTATAGTGAAATCACTTTCAACCGGATCCACTTCGAGCACAAGATCGTAACGGTCCACGGCAAAAAGAAAAACAAGATCGTCGGCCCGCTTACATATTGCTGCCCGGCCTGCGGCTGCATCTCCACAGAGGAACAGATGCGAAAGCAACCGGCCAAGTGGGTGGCACAGAATCCGGACGCAGCTGCGAACGGCGTCAAGAGCTACTGGCTCTCCGCTTTCGCTTCGCCATGGACTCCATGGGAAAAGATCGCCACAAAGTTTTTGGACGCGCAAAAGGATCCGGAACGTCTCAAGGTTGTGCTCAACACCCTGCTCGGTGAGCTCTGGGAGGAGCGCGGAGACATCCAGGACGAGGACTCGATGCTCACAAGGCGCGAGCAATATCCGGCAGAGCTGCCGGACGGTGTACTTTGTCTGACCTGCGGCGTCGATACTCAGGACAATCGTCTGGAGTACGAGGTTGTCGGCCATGGAAAAGGAGGCGCCACCTGGGGCATCAAAAAAGGCTACATCATGGGAAAGCCCGACAACCCCGAAGTGTGGCAACGTCTCGACGACGTGGTTGAGCACTCGTACAAATACCAAAACGGCAAAGGGCTCCGGATCTCCATCACTTTTGTGGACTCCGGCGGACACTACACGCAGGAAGTCTACAGCGAGTGCCGGAAACGACTCACGAAGCGCGTCTTTGCGATCAAAGGTAAAGGCGGCGAGGGCATCCCATACATCAGCCCGCCGTCAAAGGTTGCGATCCGCGACAACAAGCGAGTGACCTGCTGGCTCTACACCATCGGCGTCGATGCTGGCAAGAGCTCAATCATGTCAGCGCTCCGCGTCAATGATGCAGACGGCGAGACAAAATACTGCCACTTTCCTCTCGGAGAGGAACGCGGCTACGATCTAAACTACTTCAACGGCCTGCTGTCTGAGACTCTCGTCAGAAAGAGAAGCAGACAAGGCGAGCGATGGGCCTGGGAAAAGATCCCGGGACATGAAAGAAACGAGGCGCTTGACTGTCGCAACTACGCGATGGCAGGCTTCCGCGTCGTGGATCCTGATCTCGACGCGATAGAGAGACGGCTCAAAGGGCTCGACGAACAACAGAAGCCACAGCAACCGCCTCCAAAGAAAAAGAAAAAGCGTGACCTATACGGTGACGAGTGGTAAGGAGGAAAAGCATGACGCAACAGCAAAAGAAAGTCCGGATCGAAAGCATCCGCGAACGTCTGGATCTTTACAAAAAGCGCGAAGCCGAGATGCTCTCCGGCGGCGTTCAATCTTATGGCGTCGGATCCAGAAACGCCACGCGATACAATACCGACCTCTCGACCATCCGCAGCGCCATCAAG